CCGCTATAAGGATTCATACCTGTTTCGTATGGAATCTTAACTTGTACACCTTCAAACGGTTTTGCATAGCGTGTTTTCATAACCTTACAGCCAGCACGGATACCACGTACTTCTGAAATCTTGTTACCGTCTTCGTCTTCTTTTAGTTTCAACTTTTTCATTGCAACTACAATAGAACTTGCATAGATAAAACCTTGACCGCCTGAAATCTTATCATCTGGATCAAACATATCTTGCGATGCGTATGTGTGGTTAGTACATACCATACCAACATTATGACTACCAAACATATTAACAGTATTACGTACAAGTGATGTTAGTGCCTTAGGCTTACGACCCATATCACCTTTCATATCACCTTTGTTAAACTGATCAACATCTGTAGGTGTTAGCAACATACCCAAACTATCAATAACAAACAGTACCTTAGGACGGTCTTCTTCGTTCATTGCTTTATAGTCTGTCATAAACACACTAATAGTTTTAGCAACGTCATCAATCATTGACATGTTAAGTTTAAGTAGTTTTTCTTCTGATGTGTCTACATCAAGTGCGTGTAACCAACTTTCGTCAAGTGCATTCTCTGAGTCAATAAGAACTACAAAGATACCTTGCTCTTGTGCGTACTTTACAATGTTGCCTGCACAAATATATGACTTGCCTGCGCCTGATTCGCCTGCAAATACAGTTACCTTACCCATTGGGACACCTTTATTCCAATCACCTGAAATAAGGTAGTTGAGTGCATAGTTGCCTGTGCTAATCCAATCAGTAGGATCGTTAAATCCTGCACTCATACCTGAAATAGATTTAGTAAGTGATGTCCGAAACTTAGTCGGATCAAATGCCTTATTCGCCATAATATCTCCTAATCTAAAAAGCATAATGGGGGATTGCTCCCCCATTAATTATTACTGTCCTTGACGTGCTCTAATCATTGCTAGAATGTCTTGAGCATTGCCACCTTCTGCAGGAGCCGCTTCAGCCGCTGGTGCTGGAGTTGGCTCTGGTGCTGCCTCTGCTACTGGAGCAGGTGCCGCTTCTGGTGCTGGTGTAGGTGCTGGTGCAGGAGTACTTGCTGCCGGAGCAACAGGATCACCTGTACGTGCCGCCATACCACTTGGACGGAAATACTGCGACCAACGGTCTGCATCGTATGCTTCGCCATCAACTGACGCTTCGAACATTTCTTGCATGACTTTAATTGCAGTTTCGTCAGGCTTTTTAGGTAAGAAGTCACTTAGATTATATAATCCGTGTGTGTTGATAGCATTCATTTCTTCATCGTTTAACGGACGCTCTCTACGTGCCCAGTTAGATGTAGAATAGTCTGCATAGCCGCCTTTTGAAGTTTTGTTAAGACGGAAATCAACACCAGCAGTATAATCTGTTGGCAGTTCTTCCATATCTGGATCAAGCAATGCTTGTTTAATGATTTGAAAGATTTGAGGACCGATGATAAATCTACGGATTGGATTCTCCGGAGTTGTATCTTCAGTTAAAGGATTATCCGTTACAAAGCCTTGGAAGATATATGAACGTTTCTTCCAGTACTTACGACCCATATCTTCTAGACTTGGATCTTTGAACCAGCCGCGTACTTCATTAAGAATGTTACACTGCTCGCCATACATTTCCATACAAGGAATTTGTACCTGTACTGGGCGTGAATCAGTTTCACCCTTTACGCCTGCAAATGGAAGTTTGATCATCAAACGTTCTGCCCAGAAAAAGTCAGCATTTTCATTGCCATCAGGAAGGAAACGTAGAGTTGCACTCTCACCTTCTTTAATATTCCAAAATGGGTAAATTGCATTGTCACCGCCTGTTGATTGACCAGAGCTGGTACCGCGGTTTTCTTGTTCTTTGAGCTTTGCTCGGATTTCTGCTAATGATGCCATAGTTGTGCCTCCTATAATGTTATGCCTATGTGCTTTGTGCCTTTTCAACTTTGTAGCACAGTATATATAATATACTCAACTACTCAGTATGTCAAGTCTTTTTTTAAAAAAACTTGAAAAAAATCAATGGATTACTCATCCATTTTTATTTATCCATTTTACAGAAGTCCCAAATATTATCTGATGATAGATAACAAAATACCTGATCGTTAACAAACAACTCTGTATTTGTTAATTTTAATGTGTATTCTTTATCTGTAAAATTTGGAATGTCTTGATGATATTCAGATACTTCAAAAAAATTTTTGTGTATATTTAATGCAATACTGTTTCCTAAATAAGTATTAAAATCAAATACGTTATATATTTCTTCTACATTGAAATCGTGTAACTCATAAATTTCTTCACTAGACACCATTAATTTTGATATCTTATTGTCTTCTTGTTTGTTTCTATTTTTAAACATTAAAACTTTTATTATTAGTTCTTTTGAAAAGAATTGTGATAACGGTATTTTTGTTGTACCGGGATGAGTTACCCAACCTCGATTTTTATCTAGTCTAACAGTAGTTGGTACAATAAATTTAGTTGGCGGATCAGTAAGCAATTTGTGCATTTTAAGAATATAAAAACTACGATCAGTGCGTACATCTAATCCTTTGCTGCCATTTTCAAAATATTTTAGTTTGTTAACTTCTAGTGTAGAAGTATAGTCATTGATCTTACCGCTTAATCGATGTCTAATATTTTCTTTTAATTCGTTAAAGACATCGAAAAAAGCATCTCGTTTAATATGAAATAAGAACGGTTTTAGATTATTCTTTTTTATTAATGATACAATATCGCTAGAAATAAGTCTATATCTGTGTTTAGACCTATAAACTACTTCATTCAATCTTTATAGACCGGCTAAATTTCTAACTCTATCTAATTCTTCTGTTTTGTTAGGATCGTATTCAATGCCCATATTTTTAAGTACAGGTACCAAGTCTTGTTTTTCTTGATCTGATAAGCCAATCATATTATACCAAATTGGTCCAAGTTTTTCTTGAGCCAGTTTCATAAGATTTACCATACTTAAACCTTTTGTAGGACGATCATCTAATGCTTTTACAATTTTATCACCTACTTCACTATTTGCAATAGCGTGAGTAATAGGTCCACCTTCTTCTATATCAGTATCCTTATAGCCCATTACTTCTGCTACTTTATTGTTAATCATTTCAATAAATTGTTTTGCAGGTGTAATAAATTTATCACCGTATTCTTTTTCTACCATTGTCAGTACAGCGGTTTCGCCTTTTGGAAATTGACCAGACTCTCTATCAAAGTGAGAAAGAATAAATTCACTTATAGGAAGTTTTACTTCTTCTCTCGACTCCATTACATCCGGTATGCCGTTGCCGTTTGCATCAACCCACCATGATCCTGTTTCATCGTGTGAATCGTGCTGGCAATTACAATCAGGTTTGCAGTTATGCATTTGGCATCCGCAATCTTTGCAATGATATTTTTCATATCCAGACATATATCCTTCTGAAAATTGACCCATCATTTCATTAAATGCGTTATCAATAACCTCCTCAGATTCTGGTACGCAGTTAGGAACTTCTTTTCCGTTCTTTTCCTTCATACCAATCATCTTGTAGCCTTTCCAACAAGGGTTATCGTCTTCTTCGTCTACTAATTCCTCTGGCCCTAATTCTTTTGCTTTAGTTGCTTCACTAACTAGTTTATATATGTAAGGAAATACATCTTTGAGTTCTTCGTTAAACTGTTTGATAGTAAGTTGATCAATCCAATTTTCGGCAACATCTTCGGGAACATCTTCTAGTACTGGGGGATTAAAACTTTCAAATGCTTCTTTGTAGTGTGTTGGTTTTTGAAGTGTCTCTATTGTTTTCTTTACTGTTGCAATGCGCTCTTTTACAACATCCATATAATCACTTAGGCTTTCTGCCATTACTGATGAGCGACCCATATAATTTTTAAATTTACGCAACTTATATAATTCTTCAGATAATCCTACAATATGTTTTCCGAAGTCATCGTATGGCTTGCCGCCTTCTGAAACATACATAGCCATTGCTCTAGCGCCACTTAGATGTTTGTATGGATATTTAAATCTTTCACCTTCTGAACTTTCAATATAGATCTTACCAATCTTTTGAATTCTACCTGTTGCACTTTCTTGATTAATGCCTTCGGTGTGTCTAATGTTAAGTCTAGCAGTACCTATATCCTGATAACTTACTCTGCTAGTTCCGTATAACTTGGATTCACTCATCACTTCATCTCCGCCCTTATTTTGCGCTAAAAATTTATAGTCTCTTTGGTTTAGATTGGATTTTGTAATATCTCTAGTATCGAAGTTTAATAATCTTTTTTTCGCAAAACTTCTTAGTTCTTTTAAGAAATCGTACCATGTACTTCTAGTTGTTGCATCTTCGTTTTCTACAAAGTCTGTGCCATACATAACAGACAATGAATCTTCGGTTATGCTAATACTAACCTTTCCTAAACTTCTATCACCTTCTTTAAAATCAAAATCAAAAAAGCGAGCTGTTAACGGGTCACTGGTTAGCTCACCATTTTCATTCCCTATCGTTACAGATGGAAAACGGCCTCTAATTTTATTAAATAGGTCTTCTGCTATGTTATCTAAACTTTTTACATTCATCGTAAAGTATTTATCAATAATTGCTACTTATGAAGATTGGCATTGGAGTTTCGTAATCGTCAAAATCATCGGCTTGATTAAAGGTATTGTATACTCTTGGATCCCAATCTTTTAATACACTCATCATTCTTAATGCTAACAAACTTGCACTTACTAAATCATCAGACAAGCCTACTTTTGCTTGATAACTTGATCCTGTAGCAACATACCCTTTAAGTTCTGAAATAAGTGCTTTAGAATTAATTTTCATTTTATCATTTTCTATCATAGTTTTTAAACGACTACAAGCAGTTACCTTAGTACTGTGTGTTGTATTAAATCCTTTGCGGAACTTACGAACGTGTCCCTTGCGGATAGGCTCACTGACAAACATACCCGGAATGTTTTCTTCTCCAAAGTCGTTTATAACGATTAGGGCAGCCTCGCCTAGTCCATTGTTCTCCACGCTCCAATAAATTCCTTGCGGGTTTTTTGTTTCTTGTTCTATATATTTGCAAATATCAGCTAATACTCTAATTTGTCCCGGTATAGCAGTTGTATTATGTTGCCATTCTGCAACCTGTTCGTAGCTCGGTAATTCATAAACTTGAATAGCGGCATTATCTCCGCCTGTACCCATACTAGGGTCTAATGCTATTACGTATGTATATTGATTAGTTGGTTTTTTATACCAACGTGTTTGACCCATATTCAATAAAGGATTAATTCCCTCCATCACAGCAAGTTTAATTGAATTAATAAGAGTTTCGTCAAATACTAAGAATTCACAGCCATACTCGCGGCGGAATTTTTCTTCGCCGATACGGCCTATTTCGTCATCACGCCATTTCTCGTCCCTGTCAGGATGTTCTTCCCAACTTGCTCTAAATGCATGAAATCCATTTATACCAAGTTCACTTTCGTTACCATATTCGTCAAACTTTTGCTCTGCTTGTTTCCAAATAGTAGCAAAAGTATCTTCATCTGAGTTAGGTGTGCTTGTAATAATAGCACGACCACCTGTTGCTAGTGTAGGTGATATTGAAGTCCAAAACTCTTCCGCAATGTTAGGTTGCACAAATGCAAACTCGTCACAGTATAGTAGCGAGATAGACATACCACGTCCTGTGTTGCCTGTTGTTGTTTGACTGACAATTCTACTACCATTTTCAAACTCTATGCTACCTTTGTTGTAACTTGTAACACCTGCTCTAATATAATCGGGACAAGTTTCATATACGTAACGAATACGTGCCATAATTTCTTGTGCACCTGTGTATTTGTGCGCCGCAAT